CTCTAATCCAGCTGAGCTAAGGATGCATTGTTTAAATGTAGTTTCCCCAATAGTCATTCCAGACATTTGAGGCAACATACTGAATATCATTCGGTGACATTGCATCACCAATTTTTTCTTTTGCAATCGCAACGAACTCTTCAAAAGAATCTACACAAAGGTCACTCTCGTCTACCTTGTCATAGAACTGTTCTTCCAAGTCCATAATCCATGCTTTCACTTTACCCATTACACATTCTCCTTATATAAAATATAACTACCTGTAAGAAGCATGACTAATCCACCAAAGGCATAAGTCACCATTTCTCCAAAACTATTTGCATATTCCATGCACTTCCCATCACAATCACCAGCAGAACCAGCGATTGCCATAAGACCAGCAAGAATTAAAAACACACCTAAAAACTTTAACATTACGCAGCCTCCACAACTTCATAAGGTTTTTCAAACTTACCAACATTCAAGTGGACATAGTAAGCAGTGTCAAAGTAGTCAGTCATGATGTCACTGTTGTCATACCACTTCTTGTCACCAGCAGTCTTTGCAATCTTAACAATCTTGTCAAAGATAGCGGCATTCTCTTTACCGTAAAAGTCACCAGTGTGGTAAGTGTTAATCTGGTCATAACCGTTGTTATCACCAAGAGTACCTTTCTTGTACTCATGAGTATAACGGTCAAAGTATTCAAACTCTGCAAAGGCAGGGCCTTTCATCATTGCAATAGTAACACTAGAATGGTGGTCACGAACAACAGAAAACTTGTACTCAGGCATCTCAGTCTTGAGTGCGTTACGAATTTTCTTTACATCGTCAGTAGAAATATAAGCCATAATTTAAGTTCCTCTCTCAGTTTCTATAGTCATTATAACAATGTTCTGATAACAAGTCAAGTCTTTTTTTCATCTTTTTTGAAGTTTTTTTCTTCAATAGAATCAAAGACTTATCCCCACTGAAGTCCGTTATCAGCGAGGATAATATCACGAACACGTTCACGGTCAACCGAATCACCCCCACCCCACTCAAGTGATTCGGCCTGACCGATTTGAGTGATGTAGGTTTCAACACCCTTGATGACCATTAAGTTGGTCATACCCTTGATAGGATAGATACCTGTTTCAGCATTGTAGAACGAATCCACATAAGTGATAAAGTCACATAGAGTATTCACGATTGTATTTGCAGTTGTCTTATCCATTTATCAAAACCTTCCCTTGGTCAATTGCATCAAACGTCATCATTAAAGCATTCATACGTTCTTTGCATTTCATTTTTGCAAAACCATTGCCTGGAGTCTTCTTCTTCATTTTCTCAATCTTGTTGTACATTTTTTCAAAGTACAGATAGTCGTTCTGAAGTTTTGTCAACTCTTCCATAGTAATGGTAGGAACTTTTACAGTAGTGTAGTTCATTATATTGCCTCCATAAAATCTTGTAGTAATTCTTTCCGAGCAGGATGCCGCATCTTCCTTATTGCCTTATCTCGTATATGAGCAATGCGAGTACGAGTCACAGAAAAAGTCTGCCCCACTTCTTCCAAAGTCTTTCCGTAGATGAACAGTTCACGAATAACACGTTCCTCACGGGCGGTAAGTGTTCCAAGAACAAGTGTCAATGCTTTCTTTAGTCCATCAGTGTGAAGAACTTCATCCATCTCAACCGCAATATCATCAGTAAGAACCTCAAAAGGTTCAACCTCTAAATCATTAAAGACCTTGTTGCGACCTCTCATGTAACGATTCTTAAAAACTCCGACAGTCATAGTCATTAGGCAAGCTCCTCTTCCAAATCACAAATCGCATTGTGGATTAAAGTCCGAAGGATATTAAGGTCAATGTCAAACCGTCCATTGACAGCAGGCACACAGTAGTTCATGCAAGCAGTGATATCGCTGGTTCCGATACCCTGTCCACCTTCAATGAAGTCAGTAAACAAGTCAGCAACTTCACACTCAACAATCTCTTTCAAGACTTCAACATTTTCAAGGGTCATTAACGTCATATCTAATCTCTCTTTCTCTTGACTATACATATACTATACGATGTTCTCATAACAAAGTCAAGAGAAAAAAACACATTTATTTTCTCAATAATATCAGAGACTTACGAGTCGGATTTTTGGATTTTTTTGAGAGGAAAAGGGATTTTGGCCGAATCACTTGCGAATCGTGGGAAACCCTAGAGTTTACGCACACCCACTGACACAGATGAACCCATCCCATCCAGTGAAGATTTCGATAATCTTCACAGCGGCAACAAGTGTGATAATCTCAATCATATGGTTTCTTTCCCATTTCTCTGACTTTCCTCTACTTGTTTTCTGTAGAGTTCATTCCACTGACGCTCTTCCTGTTCTGTCATAGGTCGTGTGTCAACTGTATTGATATAATCACCTGTACCTGTCATATCCTGTGTGTATTCTTTTGTGTAGGTAATTCTACCATATCCTTTTTCATCTACATAGGGGTCATCACCTAGTGCCTGTCTCCATGTAACAGAGTTACTAGGGAAGTTCTTTTGTTGTTGCTGACCTTTTGGGGGGTCGGGCTGGTCAACGTCATGAACCTCATCTTCTATGTCTTCTGCATATATCTCTCCATTCTCTTCAACTAGAGTTGGAGTTTCCTTGACAGTCTTTTCCCATTCTGCATCCTCAATTAACTTAGACCATCGTTTGAGTTTATTGCGTTTACGTTCTATTCCGTCTTCAATCTCTGTCCATGAGAGAACATCCCATTCTACCATCAGATTAATCATTGCCTGAACATCTGCGATTTCCTGTTTAAGTTCTGTCTCTGAATCAGAGTATGAAAAGAGTTCACCTCTACGCAATGCTTTAGAACACGCCTGAATAAGTTCACCGCATTCTTCCATAGTAATGACAAGTAGTTCCTGTCGTGCATCTAACTGTTTCATATCACTCATAAAAATCTCCCAATTAATCCAAGTATAACATGATACAATCCCCATCCAACACAGAATGCAAGAGAGGCAAAGAGAACTAACTCTATACTATCATGCTCGTACCACCACTGTCGAAATGCCCAGTAGTATTCTTTTAGTTTATTCTTCATACTCTGTTTCCCTTCAATGCAAAAAATAATCCACCAGCCCACAGAAAGACATGAAGATTATCATAGAGTAAAACGTCAATCAAATTATCTGGTTGACCTACCCATATCACACCTGTCGCAATACACCCAATCACAAACCCACTAAAACGTGTAACCATATCTGCGATAGTAGTCCAGAGTCTTTGTATCAGTCCACCGACAATCAAACCAATGCCTGCACCCAACTCCCCAAGTACAACGAACACCCACACCAACATGGGCAGTTCAAATACCTGTGCATCTTCCAGAGCGATTGGGAGTTTGCTCAGACCTTGTTGTAAGAACACAATCGCCAGAGGTATTCTCAACAACCAATCAATATTTAAAAGTCTTCTCATGAAACTTGCACTGCGATATATATGCACAATCCTATGATAAACAATTTTCCATAGTCCAAGTCAAAGTCGGTGCCTTCACCGAACTTCTTTCTGAATTCACTAAATCTCATCTTTTTCTCCGTATCTTTATTGCATTTATAGATTATCAATCCCTGCTATATTTTAGGGGATACCCCATAGTATGGCCCATAGTATCACAGGCCATCTGATATGTCAAGTAGTTTATATCATGAACCAATACACTCATAGTAGCCTGGACACATCACCTTGAAGTATCCAATGTCAGTCTGTTCCATCACATGAAGAGGCGCACCACAGAAGTATGCTGCAGCGGCACGACATGGGTTCAAGTCTCTGATAGGTATCGTTGCAGTAAACTTTTCCTTCCAGTTAGACACACCATATGTCATCATATTAAAGTAGTGTGTAAGACACTCTCTCTCCACAGTATGTCTCACTCCATCTGGCAGCTTCGCATACTCTGGTGTCTGCATAAACTTCCATTTGGTCAGTGCATTCGCTGTGTCGAAAGTCTGATTCAACTCTGCAATCTCCTGTGCAGTAAACTCTTTTGTACTCATAACAACTCCTCTCTAAGCGGCGGCCCGTAGTAACCTCTGGACATCAGTATCCTTGAAGTCACCGTTAGTACCCCAATTACGAAACGCAGAACACTCTGTACCCTTAGCGGCACACTGTTCAAACAAAGGACAAGTATCGCAAGGACACTCTCTCTTATTCTCAGGGCCTGTATGAACCTCAGTGGTATTGTAGATGGCATCGGTTTCATCCTTCCATCCTTTACCCATATAGTTTTCCATATCAGCCCAAATCAAATTACCCATAAATCACTCCTTATTCTCATCTTACATAGAGAAGCTAACACACAGTCAAGAAGAAGTCAAGTAAAAAATGCAATTATTTTCACTTTTTTTCTCCTTATAAATCAAGGGTTTACAGGGGCGTGTGGATAACTTTTTGGTGTTTTGATAACAACTCTGGTGTTCTGGGGGCGGTTTTCGGTACGATTCGCACAGGTGATTCGCCCAGCGCTCGATAGGTGGGAATATTTAATGACAACGGCATGCCATTTATTTTAACCTTTTTATTGTTTATGGGGAATCATGGGATATAGTGGGATGTCATGGGTTTTCTTTCCGCACGAATACTAGGTCACAGTATCCACACACTACAAACCCCTTCTCTCCTATGGTATAATACACTAATGGATGGTCATTATTCTCTCCACTACAGCGTACTCTGTCCGTAGTGCTTTCTATAATAGTCTTTCCACTTATCTCCGTATACTTTTTTGTAAGCGTTGATAAGTCTACCATCCATATCTCCTTGCATTGTCTTGGACTTCTCTAGCAGTTCTTTTGACCTCTTCTCTAGTCTTGTTGCCTCTCGTACTATCCTGTCCATCTGTCTCCCTAGTCGTACTTCTGTTATACGATTCGGAAACTGCACTATATTGTTCTGGTACTTTACCATATCCTACTACTCTATCCCATTCTCTTTGAGTGTATTTCATTCTTTTTTCTCTAACTTCGCCTGCATATACTCTTTGATATCTACTACCTTTTCTGTCTGTATAATCGCAAGTATAGTCTCTGTCAGCGTCTTCTCTTTATACAGGTAACTTAGACGTTCTTGTATCTTGTGTAGTTCTTTCTCATAATACTCTATCTCCTGTTCCTTGCGTAAGCGTTGGTCTACAAGGTCTGTGATAAGTATTATCTTCTTTTCTTCTTCACTCATGATATAGTTTGACCATTGATGATGTTCTGAAAGTCCATCTCTTTGATACAGTTGATAGCGGTTATCTCTTTTGTATATCCGTATTCCATCATGACTTTTTGAAAGACCGCTGTTGAGTTGTCTCTGAGAAATGTTACACACTCTTCTTTAGTGTCGAATGATGGGTCTGTAAAATAATATATGTCACCCATGCTAGCAAATAATATAACCAATACAAATTTCATTTTTTTTCCTTTTGTTGTTGTGTTTCTTTAGCGCCGCCTCTACCACGACTGCGTATCCACTCCTTATCAGCAGTAAAGAATTGAAACAGTAACGCACCTATCAGTATCCATATAAGACTAATCTTCTGTGTACGTTCTTCTCTGCTTGGCGGTGTAGTATGATAAAGTACCCTTTCTAACACGGTCTTCTCTCCATAGTCCATATGCAACGTGTATAACAATATATAGAAAAACTATCCAGAAGAATACCCAAGGGTCATGCCATCTGTCTATCATCGGTGATATCCTAACACATAGTTCTCAGCAGAGTTGTCTGCATAGGTTTCATTGTGAAAGACAACCTCATCACCGTATTCTGTTTTCATAACAACAGTCTCTACGAGTTTATCTGCCAACCAGAAGTCCACTTCCCAATGACCTGTCTTTTCGTTCTTGAATACAGCAGCGGTACGGTCTGCGAACTGGTCTACTCCCATATGCTTACTGTAAAAAATTCTTGAATCCTCTACCATAACTCTAATACTCTCCCATTTCCTATGATTATAAACAAACAGGTTGTTATATGTAATACAACCCATATACTTCTCAAGGTTGCAACTACGTCTGCGTCCTTGTCTTCTGCGAAAGCCTTGTTACCAATCGCTTTACACCAGTATTTCCAGATAGTCTTCATCTACTCCAATACTCTTCTGCGAACTGTTGTTCCAGTTCAAATATCTTATCTTTGAGTCTTAGTTTAGTGACCTTTTCTTCTTTTGTCAATGATTTTTGCTTGTTTAATTCTGCGTGTTCTGTTTTCAGTTCATCAATGTATGCTCTTAGTTCTCTACTCATTCGTAATACTCCATCTTTGTACCGTTGTCAGCAGTTCTGGTAACCTTGGTCAATACGTCACCTTTTTCCTTGGTTTCCTTGACCTTCTTTTCCCATGCTGTTTCCTGTCGTTTCTTTTGTCGTGTACGTCTTGCACTGTTGCGTTGTTTACGTCTTCTGTTCTCTTGTATAAGTGACTGATTTGCAGCGACCAGTAATAGTACCGCAAGTGGGTCAAATACAAACACTATGATGAGGATGACTCCTCTGACCGCATCCTCAAGTACTCCCTTCGTGCTTTCTCCGTAGATAAGTTCTGCGATATACTTGATTGGGCCGACCTCTGCTTCAATTGCAATTCTGTCTGCGTTGAGTTCTGACATCTCCTTCGTGAGAGTTGAGATTGCATCTGTTGATTCATTAATCGTTGCGTTGAGTTCATTACGTTCATCCTCTTGTTCTTTGCGGGCGTCTAATCCCTTGGTGATTCTGTCAAGTTCAATATACTTGTCCAATGCAGAATCTAGTCGTGCAAGAGTACTTTCCGCACGTTCTATAGTTCTGCGTTCTCTTTGTATCTGTGACTCGATAAGTTCGATTTTGAGTGTGTTGTCTGAAGTGACTGTGGTTTGTTCGATGTGTGCTTTTGATAGGAATCCGAATATTCCCATAGAAGTGATAAACATCAGTACGACAACCGCACTGATGAGATATGATTTAAGTAGTTTAGGTGTGCGTTTCCAGTTGTGATATACCCATGCTGCGGTAACCAGTTTACCTGTTTCCAAAACAACCCCCATAACTGCGATAGGTATTACCGCAGCACTGAAGATTGCAATCAGTCCTATAATACTATAATACGCTGCAACAGCGGATATCGCCAATGCAGTCAATAGTGTCAATACCGCAAGTATCATATATTACCAATCTGGTTTACTAAGTGGTGTATGGTGGTGTGAATCAACGTAATCATCCATACCAAAAAACTGTCTAGTGACGGTCTTCTTTACGAGTACACCGTTTTCATCCTTGATGTATTTTATGTGCTCTTCCAGAATAATCTTACCGTCTGGTTGAGACATATATTCATCTGGTTCATATGTCATTTTTGAAACCTCAATGTGTATGACTTACCATCATGAGTAAACGTAACCGTTGAGTGCGAGTAGATAGTTCTACGTTCCTCTGTGTAGCGTGTCTCCTGTTTACACACGGTTCTTACACCACCTGTCGCATTACTATTATTATGTCCGAGCATACCACCAACAACAGCGCCCAATGCACCACCGTTTTCGATGTCTCCGACATTGTTACCAATGATACCACCAAGGATTGCACCTTTGATTGTGTCACCAGTTTTATCACCACTTACCTGTTGGTCAAAACATACCTCTACCGTATGTGGTGTCTTATGATATACGTCCTTATAATGGTCTTGTGTTGTTTCTGCCGCCGCAGAGTTTGATGCGAGTAACAATACTGCAATTGCAGCAGCACCCCAGAATATATATTGTTTCATATTATCTCCGTTTCCCTGTCATTGGGTCTTTGATTTCTTCTGTGGACAACACCTGTAATCCACCCTTGTTGTACGCCTGTCCAATGACAGCAGTTCCAGTGTACAACGGTCTACTAGTCTTCAGTCCATTACCAACTTTGTCGGATGTTGGAACTGATACACGATTGTCATAATTATCCCACAACTTGTCGAGTTTTTGTGGTTTAGAAACCTGTCGTTCCTCTTTTGGCACATAACCCATTTTCTTGAGAAACTTTTCATGTTCATCTTGTGCCTTCTGCATAGATGCAGTGACCTTACGCTTTTTTCTCTTTCTCAGATTCGTGTCCGTGTAATACACGGGCAACAGATGCATTCCGCTCATTATATATCGCCTCCATCAAAACGTCCATCGGCAGATTGTCGATAGACTCACCATACTTTTCTGCGAGTTCAGTAAGCGTCATTGTACTGTACTCAATGACTTTTGTTTTAACAACAACGCATTCTTTGTGCGTGTCCAAAAGTCGATTGCCCAGGCACTTTTATAATAGTGACCCCAACCAATCATAGTATCGCAATTTGCAATCAATCTTTCATAGTTCATAATACTCTCTTTTCCTCAATTTGTCAAGGTGCTTCTGGTTTATCACCACCCTTAAACATATAGTTTCGATACGCCTCAAACAGCGCTTCTGCACGTTTGTCTTTTCGTGCATCATTCATCAACTGACGTTCTTTGTCACTACCACGTTGCCACACGCTATGGTCATCACTGTATTCGTAAAACCAATCGTGAAATACCAACTGTTGATAGTATTCTTTCAGTTCGTTATCGTCCATGATTTTCCTCAACACAAGTCTGAGTCACTTTCATACTTATGACGCCCATAAAATTAATTGATGGTTGTTCTTTCATGTGATTCAAACAGATTGATTTAGTCTCTTTTGGTTCAGTGATAACAGCGGTCATCTCTTTTTCTGGTGTTGAAAAAACTATGGTAGTCAATAGTAACCATTTCATTTCTGCTCTCCTTCTGGTGCAGTAATACTTATCATTTTTTTCATGATACCTGTGACATTTTCTTCTGTCAAAAACCCCTTGATAGAATCACCTTCTTCAGTGATGCCCGGCAACTCTACTAGTTGATTATCTTGAAAGACTGCAATCTCATACAGTCCATTTGAACTACCATATGAACCAGAATGTCTTACGACCGACAATTCATAGTCACCATAAACTGCTCTTGCACTAACTCCGTCAAGAAATTTGACGAACTCTAAATCATCGAATTTTTCCATTACTCTGTCTCCTTGAAAAGAATGCCTGGCTTTTAGTCTGGTCGCATCAGTGCCTTCACACTAGTCAGGACTTTTAGCTAGTGTGACCCCATATCACCTTGTTTAGGCATAGCTTTCAATTCATATGGGGCGAACCTACTTGCACTTTTTATGCCTTTAGAATATTGTCACATCCGAATCACTCCTCATCTTTCTATTACATAATACTTGTTTTCATAACAAATGTCAAGAAGTTTTGTAATATTTCTTGTACAAATATTCAAGTTTTTTTATCTCTGGATGTGTTCTTATCCACATACCTGTATCTGGTTGAAACTGTGTCCTAAAGAATTTATCCATCATGTCATTGCCAGTCTTTTCTTTTGGATTTATCTTTCGACTTAGTTCATCATACTCATGGTCTGACATAATACTATCACCCACAAACTCATATGCATATGCAGCAACCGACAGTTTGATTCTGTTTCGTATCTCTTGGTTTATCATGATTTCTCCACAATCCCTATCAACTTCTGTTTGAGTGTCACAAGACTATCTTGATTGGCCTGGTATCTGATTCCAATACCACCCTTTGCAATCCATCGTCCTACATTGTCTGGTTTATCATCAATCAAGACATTAGGTGTACCATCAATCTTGTCCATTGCATACTGTTCTTTTCTACCAGTGAAGATAAGGTTCTCCACTTTCGGCATATATCCATATCTCTGCAACCATACACGTTTCCAATATGCAGAGTTATCCCTATCACCCCTTAGTGGTGAAGAGCAAATGCCCCAATCATCACCAACAAGCGTTTGTACAAAGTTGACTAATTCTGTAGTCGTTGGGAACATATCCAGTGTATTGAAGAAGTCAGTACCTTGTAGTTCCTGTATCGACTTCTCTTTATTCTGGATTTGTTTCCAGTGGTCTTTTCCAAAGTGATTTGCAAACCCCTTAAAGAAGTCTGCAAGCACTCCGTCCATATCCAAGTATATTTTCATCATATATTACCTTCTCGTATTTTTTCCATTCGCATCACACTCTCAATCCACTTCTCTGGTGTCATGATATGTTGCGAAACGGTTACTTTTAGTTTTGCCTTTTTGAACTGACCTTTCAGCATCTTTGCGAACTCCGTTCCAAAGAACCGTGAGGACAGTTTGATTACGTCACGGCGAAATCCGATATCATGGTGCATATTACCACATAGGTGGGCAAACTCATGAATGATTGTGTAAGGACAGTTAGTCTGTGCAAGTCGCATCGTACCCCATGATGTTGCCTGTCCAGCAGTCGCACCACGAAAATGTGCGAGTTGTAGTGTCGGTTGTTTTTGACCCATCCGTGATGCATCAGTTTTTGCACACAGCGCCTGATAGGTCTTAGACTTTGCAACCTTCTTGAAATACCGTTCAGACTGTTTCCAGTTCAGACGTTTGAACTTCGTGCATTCTGGATACTTTGCACGATACTCTGCCATTGCAGCGAACTCTGCATTGTAGGTCTTTTGGCGACCAGCATCCTTAAAGTTTGCCTTACCAGTTTTAATTACCTTGTTTTTCTTAGTCCAGTAATTCGCATACTTATTTGCATATTCATGAGACATGATTTTTGCAGCGGCTTGATAGGCATCGGTTGAAGTCTTGTACATAATATTGAGTCCTCTCTCAGTTTCTATATACAAGCTAACACGTTATGATAACATTGTCAAGTAGTTTTTGGGAATTAAAAAAACCCTTGAAAATCAAGGGTTTTGGGGGTTACTTTGTGCGGTCTTTTTTAGCGAGTTCCTTTGCAATCCATGCTTTTGCAATGCGATTCGTTACTTTCTTACGAACCAGTAACATACACCGTTTCCAGACTTTTGCAAATACGTCCTCACCAGCATCGTTATTGTCCACTACGATAAAGTTAGGCCCACCAAATAGTCTCTGGAATTTACCAATGTTATTCTGTACCTCATTCCACATTGATTCGACTGCCTTTGGTGCAAGTGTGCGTTTACGCATCTTGTTACGTTCTTGTGCAGTCTCAAGTGAAGTGTTGACAAAAATCATGTAACATTCGTAACCAAGTGCTTTTAGACCTTGTGCCTGTTTTGCAATCTTATCGTAGTCTTTACCTGTACCGTCAATGATAAGACCTAAACGTCCTTCAAGGAAGTTACCTTGCATACGTTTAGTGACTGCTTTTGCTCTACCACGAATCTCTTGTCCTTGGTCGGAAAAGATATCCTCTGGTGTTGTATCCAATCCAGCATCATTCAACATTTTTTCATAGATATCATCACTGTTGACAATCTTCATGCCGAGGCCGCCAGTGGTTCGTCTAACAACATACGACTTACCACTGCCGGGCCCACCAGCAAGGAAAATCGCCTTAAATATATTGGGGTCGTAAACTCCCTCTTGTAGTTCGTGAAATGTTTTCATGGTCAATCTTTCTTAACAACTCTTGTATATATTTAGTCTCCTCTGGTTTCATAGGTTCTAACTCCCTTGATTGTCTCTGCAAATTCGTAAACTTTCTTAGTTTTTGTTTTTGTTTCGCTCTCATGTTGTATCCTTCTCTATGTGATTTAATTATCATGACAAAGATTTCTTGAGTTGTTATTGGTTCGCCCTCCTATGTGATTTGTTTTTGTGAAGTACCACTATTACTATAGACTGCGCCATTTTCTGGAAACCCATCTACTAGACCATCTTTGATAGTCTCCATGTACATCTGATGTCGTGGGTCGCCTGTAAGGTTGAATTCGTGTCTTAGTGTGGTTATGATGTGTCTACCAGATACTTGTTTGTCGATTGAATCATCTGTCTGGGAAGATGTAGCACCAACACTTAGTGTTATAACATCTCCTGCCTGTATTGTCGTCTGACCTGGCACTTTGACTTGACATTTGATTCCTTTGTCGATTTGGAAAAACCGTGAAATTCTGCGTTGCATAGTATTTATCAGATTGTCACTCTGATATGGATAATCTTTAGATTCATAAAAATGTTTACCACTACTTGTTGTCGAAACAAATAGTTTCGTGTCTGGGTATTCGCTCAAGTTCTTGCCCGATACTGCATCTGCTGATTTAGACATGAGGGGTTCTGTTCCCTCTGTGTGGATATCGTTTTCAAAGTTTTCCAAGTAACTAAAATCATAGTCCTTCAGTGTCTTATTGTAAACGTCATGAACTTTGAGTTTTGAAGAATAGAACCCACTGTTCATATTATATATAGTATCTTTAGTCGGTGACTGTGTAAAATCATTGATAGTTGATAGATTTTTTATTGGGTCTATTGCACCCTGTTTGCTCAGTGTATTTGGTATGTTTTCCTCGTAATCATATGTTGCCTCTTGAGATGCAAGACCATCAATACTTCTGAAATGAAATCCTTTTGTAGTCTCATAGAATAGATATGCTGGTGATTGATTATACTGTTTTGAGTTTGATATCTTGCACAAATGAACGAGCGCCATGAATGGTCGCATATTTGGGAACACCACTTTGACATGATTAGCAGTTTCCTCGACAAATAATTTTCTGGTAGAATCAAGATAGTTTTTGTCACGCAATATTTTTTCTACAATCTCTGATGGTTGACCTTTGTAAGATTGTGAAATTTTGCAGACTTGATTACGAAAAGATTCTTGTGTTGTGAAGTTTAGTGAATACATCAATGCATTCTCACCCTCACCCATGACCATGTTTACCTTGTAAACAGTCAATGGTGTATCAACATAGTTGATTATAGTCTCATCTTTAGGACTTGCTTGTGGGGTTTGAATGCGTAGTAATAACTTCTCTTGTCCAATGATTGGGCCATTCATAACAAGGTTAATAGTGTCCTTGAGTAGAATATCACCACTCACTGTATGAGAAAAAATATCTTCGTATATATTGATGTTCTGAACAAGATTTCTTATGTCATATTCATTGCCAGATGTCGTTAACAACTTGCATTGTGTAATAAGAAACTCGCCTGCAAACTGCAAGTCACTTTTTGCCATTATGCACCTTCTTTGATTTTCGCTTCAAACTCGTCTACAAAATCGCTTATAAATCTTGGTTGTATCAGACGAATCTTCCTCTTCTCATCCTGTAAATTTTGTTCGTATTGATAGTTGGATATAACATCTGCTGATGGATAGTCTGTCACATTCAATCCCACATCAATCTTTTCTGTTGTGTCACCAGATGTCTGTGATATCTCATAATGGTGAATTGCAGCAGGATTTTCATACTTGTCATTCATGTACTGTTCAAACCTTTGCACTGACATAGGCCAATCAGTGTAATAGTCGATTATGTCGTTGATTACTAGAATAGTCCAGTGTAACTCTGCATCACCATAATATTTAAATGCAATCATTTCTGGTGTTTCACCATCCTGTACATCGTAATAGTCAAACTCCACAATGTTACCCTTTGCATTTGACTTCACCTTAACCCTACGAAAGATATCCTTCATAAAGGTGTCTTTGCCATTACCCTTTGCATCATATAACATATCTGGAAACATAGAAAAATATGACATTTAGAATCCCTCTGCAATCTTTTCTCTGGTGATGATTTCCAGTTCTTTGAACGATAATGATATGGATGTCTCTACAGGTGGTGCTCCTCTACCGTCTTGTGTTGGTCTGAAGAACTGTGTGCGTTCACCACCATATGTCACGTTACACTGTTCAAGAACACAGGTTGATATCCTGTTTAAGAACTCATTTCGTTTACCAACTGCGTAGTAATATTCGATATCAAATGTTGCTGGTACGATGAATGTTCTACCTTGCAAGTCTCCACCATCAAAACTGGGCGCCATGTAAAATCTAAACATATTCACAATCTTATCCACCATGATTGCCTCTGTTTCTGATTTGGGCATCATCTTGAAATCAAAACTAAATGACCGTCTATCAACACCCTCAAATACCATCTCCAAACGATTATTTGTAACCATACCTCTGTTGATATCAATCGCCGCTTTTGCACCTTTCGCCGCAACGTCCAGTGCTTCCTTACCTACCTCTACTGCCGCCTCTGCAATCTTTGGTGCGATTGCATCTTTAATTTCACCAACCGTGTTGAAGAAACCTTGACCATCTTGATATCCTTTATATGCTGCGATTGCACCAGCAACCGCTGCACCAATCTCATGTTCACCATACTTTGAGTTTTGTGATGCACTAACCGTTGCAGGCATATACATACAGATAGAACTGGATAGTGTTCTGGTTGCAGACCGTTTTACTTGTGCAGTAGAAGAACCAGTGTTTCTTGCTGGTTGTGATGGAACTCTTCTACTTGACCCACCAAAATTGACATTTGCGTTTTCCTGTTCATTAATAAAAAACTGTACATAGTGTCCTTGGTCATTAGAACCTAAATCCTCTGGATAAATTACTGCCTCACCAGCAAATGGGTTTTTGTTTAGATTTCTATAGACATTAGTTTGAAACGTACCACCAATATTATTGGGGATACCTCTTCCCATTGGACTAATAAGACCACCTAATGTTTGATTAATTCTGTTAGTCGCACGATTGACTGCAACATTTTTGATTTCTTTTAAGAATCCACGCATCGTTATAAATATCCTTATATATTATTTATTTAGGTGTAATATCATGGCATACCGTGGAAGATACAGTCCGTCTAACCCAAAAAAATATAAGGGTGACCCTTCCAACATTATTTATCGTAGTTTGTGGGAACGCAAGTTCATGGTCTATTGCGACATGAACGAAAGAATAATTGAATGGGGTTCTGAAGAGTTTTTCATTCCATATCGGTCACCCATAGATGGTAAGGTACATCGCTACTTTCCAGATTTTTATGTCAAGGTCAGAACCAAGGAAAACAAGATTAAGAAATGGGTTGTCGAGGTCAAACCCAAGTCGCAGTGCAAGCCCCCAAGAGTTCCAAAACGAAAAACCAGAAAATATCTAAATGAGGTGCGTACCTTTGCAATCAACGAAGCAAAGTGGATGAATGCAAAAGAGTGGTGTAAGGACAGGAATATGGAGTTTATCATCCTCACAGAAGTTGAATTGATGATATAAATAAGAGTATGGCAGAGACATATTTTGATAAGATACAACAACAGGTAAAAACAGGTAATGAACCATTTAAGTGGTATCGTAACCGTATCAAAGAGTTGGGTACACCTAGTGTGCCTGAACTGTTGCGTAGTGGTGAATTAGATAGAAGACCACACTTTGGGTCTTTGAATATGTTTGTATACTCACCTAAGTTGAGAAACAAACTACCATACTATGATACATTCCCACTGGTGCTACCTTTGAAGAGATACAACAATGGTTTCCTTGGACTGAACTTTCACTACCTACCGTATGCGTTAAGAGCAAGACTTCTTGATGCTGCTGGTGGAGACAATTTAAGTGTTCGTGCAGTTGAAAACAATCGACTTACAAAACCATGTCTCAAGAGATATCTGTATGGGTTTACGAAATCAATGTTCCGTAAGATACCAGACGATGACAATCTCACCGCAATCATGTTACCAGTACAACGGTTTAAGAAAGCATCTGCAACTGAAGTCTGGTCAGATTCTAGGAAGATGATTTAATGGCAAAGTTCAATTTCAGTAATGTCCTTGGTGGTACAGTATTTGGTGGGTTGAATGCAATTCTTGCCCACAATGCGTCCAGAGATGGATATTCAAAAGCAAACCGTTATGAGGTTGTAGTTGGTCTACCTGCTGGTACAAATAACGCAGAGGCGGGCGACTCTGCACAATCTGGTAACTTGTTATCACAACTACATGGTGAAACTGCAAGACGCATATCGTTTAGATGCGATAGTATTTCTATGCCAGGCAGAAACCTTCGTACTCAAATGAATGGTAATATTTACGGCCCACCACATGAGATGGTACAGGGTCAGACATTTGCAGAAGTCGCTGCAACATTCTACATGGGTTCTGATATGGCAGAACGATACTTTTTTGAAGAATGGCAAAAGGTGTCCTACAATCCAGACACATACAATATCAACTATTACAAAGAATATGTTGGTGCGATTGAAATATATGCACTCAATGAGAGAGATGAAAGAATGATGGGCGTTCGTCTTGAAGAGTGTTTTCCAAAAACAATTGATGCAGTGCCATTTGCCCATGCGTCAAGTAACGCAATAAATAAAGTTGGTGTTTCATTCGCATATCGTTATTGGAGAAATATTGCGACTGAACCTAAAAAGGCAAATCTTGATGATACACTTCAAGATATATTGAAGAACTCTGTTATCAGACAGGTACAAAGTCAGATACCAGCAGTTTTGAGGCGATTATTTTAAATTATTAATATAGGAGAATATGATGGCATTGCCAAAGTTGAATACGCCCACCTATGAGATGGTGCAACCATCCACAGGTGAAACGGTAAAGTTCCGTCCGTTTCTAGTAAAGGAACAAAAAATACTGATGATAGCACAAGAAACAGGTGAAGGACTAGAAATGTCTAATGCCATGTGTGAACTCATCAAATCATGCACCTTCGGTAAAATATCAGAACCAGAACATCTACCATCATTTGACATAGAATATATGTTTCTCAAGATTCGTTCCAAGTCAGTTGGTGATGAAGTTGAGTTAAATATCACTTGTCCAGATGATGGTAAAACTGTAGTTCCACACACACTTAACTTAAATGATGTTGAGATACAGCATACTGAAGGTCATAAAAATACGATTATGATTACAGATAAAGTTGGTATGACAATGAGATATCCGTCTTTGGAAAATCTTAAAAAATATACCACAGACAAATTAGGTGCAGTTGATGTAACATTTGGTGTAATCGGAGAGTGTCTTGTAAATATCTTCGATGAGAATGAGGTGTATGAAGAACTTCCCAAAAAGGAACTGGATGAGTTTATCGAATCTATGAACACTGACCAGTTTGCTGAAGTCCAAGCATTCTTTGATGGTATTCCAAGATTAAGACATGAGATTGTTGTAACCAATCCAAACACTGGTAAAGAGAACAAAGTACTACTTGAAGGACTGCAAAGTTTTTTAGGGTAGGCCTTTCTCATGAAAGTCTTAAAGGATACTATAAGACTAACTTTATTATGATGCAACATTATCATTACAGTCTGACAGAGATAGACGAAATGATGCCGTGGGAAAGGGAGATATATGTATCAATGTTACAACAACATATTGAAGATGAAAATGAACGCATAAAGAGACAGAACGCACAATATAATAGATAAATAGTCCAGAGGGAGAGAGTAATGTCTGAAGAGAAGAAAACCGTTACCGCAGACCCAGCGGTTATAGATAAGGTTGACAGTAATGGCGATGGACACATTTCACATGAAGAAATGGAGATGAATTTGGAATTCAAAAGAAAAGAGTTGGAAGATGCAGATGCTCGTAGAGATGCAATGCGTAAGATGACATGGTTTGCATTGATGGGTATGTTACTCTATCCAGCAGGTATTTTTGTTACATCATTTTTAGGACAAGAAAAAGCAGCGACAATTATTGGTGATATCGCACCGACATATTTTGTTGCGATTTCAGCATTAGTCGCCGCCTATTTTGGTGCAAATGCGTATGTAGATAAAAAGAAGTAAGTAAATGGCAGACGATAAAAGAGTAGCACAGGATTTTGCAGAAGCATCCAGAAATCTAACTAGGGTTACTGGTGAACTGAAAGAGTTCAACATGAGCGCTGGTAAAGATATTGCCATGACCGCTGCAGGCGAATTCAAGAAAGTCACTGACCCATTCGTACAGTCCTTCCAATCACTTCCAGGCGTTGCTACTCTTGGTGCTGCTGGTAAGACCTTATTTAATAAGGGGTTTGCAATATTAAAAGACAAAAGAGAACAAGCACTCTTGCGTGAACGCCTTGGTCTTACAAGAGAACAGTTTGGACATCTCAAAAAACAACAGGCAGTATTTACCGCACAAAAAAAAGAAGCAGAAGAGTTAAAAACTGCAACAGAAAATCTACTTGGATTTGACGTAGACCGATTTAATATTGCTGCTGGTATGTTCACCGATGACAAAGGTGGATTCATGATGGGTGTCGATAAGTTGGTTGGTATGAACCAAGAACAACTTGACGCAGACGAAAGGGCTCGTGCAAACGAGATGAGAGGTGCTGCAAAACGAGTTGAAAAAGATAATGAGAAGATGCGTCAAGAGGAAAAGACACAATCCATTTTCCATAGTATTGCTGCTGGTATTGACAATCTCGCAGAAGGTGTGGCAAATATCAAGGCAGAAGATGTCGGTATGGGATTACTTGCACCAATTGGTTTGATAGGTGCTGTTATCACAACATTTGTTGGTGCATTTGTAACAGAAGTTAAAAGACAGTTCGATGGTATTAAGGCAATCTTCAAAACATTTGATACATTATTTGAACCAGTAAAAAATCTGATAAGAAATGTAGGTAAAACCTTTGCAGGCAAAGACACTGCAATCGGTAGATTCTTTCAGTTTATTGGTGATACATTTAAAAGTATTAAAGGTTTCTTCAACACAAGACTAGAGTCACTAAAAACATCAAAATTAGTTCAAGGTGGTGGTCAGTTGTTTGATGACTTTGTAAAAGGTGCGAAAGCTTTATTTGCACCGATAGGTGATTTATTTTCAGCGATAGGTAGGTCGGTCAAGAGTGTTGCCGCAATGGGAGCAGAAGGTGGTGTCATTGGTAAGATACTTGGATTTGCAAAGGGTTTTGGTGCAACATTAGGTAAGTTGTTCTTACCTGTTACTATTGTCATAGGTGCGTTTGACGCCATAACAGGGTTCATTGACGGTTTCAAAGAGTCTGAAGGTGACAATATCTTGTCCAAATTCTATGATGGTGTCGGCGGCGGTCTTGGTAAATTAGTTGGTAACTTGATTGGTATTCCTCTTGACTTGTTGAAGTCTGGTGTATCATGGATTATGAGTAAACTTGGATTTGACAGTGCGGTTGAATTCCTAGAATCTTTTAGTTTTGCAGAACTCATTAAGAATCTTGTTTCTGCACCGTTTAATATGATATCAAAAGCAATTGATTATATTGTTAAATTGTTCACTGGTGATGCTAACCTTTTCGCAGATATAGGAAGTATGTTTGGAAGTATTGCAGATGGAGCAACCTCTCTGTTGAAGTCTATTCTTCGTGGTATCCTACCAGACCCTTCTGGTGAATCTGATGGAGTTTTTGGTTTCATCAAAAAAGCAGTTTCCTCTGTAATACCAGATGGTGTTTATGAGTTTGCTGGTCTTGACCCCAAGACAGGAGAGGCTATACCAGAACCAGAGGCAGAACAACTTGAAGCAGCAACTGGTGGTGGTTCTAATAGGTTTGACCGTGTACAGTCAAGGATGGATAGAAAAAGAGAAACCCTACAAATGACCCAACAGGAAAAAGATGAACTTATGGCATCAAAGGGAGAAACGGCGCCCGTAATTATTAATCAGACTGATGCATCACAAGTATCTAGTAATACCAGTAGTTCATCAACGCCTGCACCCATGAAAGATACTTCGGCGCCTGCTGGAACAGTGCCAGGTCATCCTATGTATGGTTATGGTTAATGATTACCATCTCTTCATTACAAAATCGTGACAAATTTTTGGTGGTAAATATTTAAGAAAAATAGAATGACCAGACCATCTGTGAAAGGTTTCCTTCACAAGATATGGGTCATCTGTTCTTTGTGTCTTTCTCCAGTAAGGCCATTTTGCAGATGTAAAAATAGTTTCATATTCATAACCATCTGAATCTACATTTTTGTAAACTCTAATGTGTAAATGACCAGACTTTTTTTCCTTAATTAATTCCTTTAATATCATGTTTATTTCTTTGGACTCTTTTTAACTCAACCTCGAAAAATGAGCGCAAGAATCTCAATGTTATTAACCAGAATAAAGAATACGGATCTGGCAAAGTAACAATCGA